CAACATTTGAAAGAAAATCTCTTGTAGGAATGTATTATCTACGAGTAATCTGATTATTATATCTTTTTTTTTAATATTGACCCTATTACTTAATGAATAAGTTATTAAATTATTAATAAATTGTTGATTGGTAGAAGATATATTTTGAGTAGTTATCATTTTTTGATATCTCTTGATATCATTAATTATATGATTAATTGTTAGACCATTTTTTATATCTGCATATAAATTTATATCTTCAGGTTTAGGATAAAGTAAGGCTTGCAAATTAATTGGAAGATACTTTTTTGCAAGGGTACTTTCTTCTCTAGGTTGATCAAATAATGCACAGAATAATCTTAAATTAACAATACAGACATAATACCATTTAATGAATGTGCATGTATACAAATGCTCTGTTAATTCCATCGCACTAGAACATGTGGAACATAATGCATTTGTTTCAAATTCATCTGAATTGATTACAGAGTTATCATAAGCAGTTACTGCAAGCAACCTTTTTAATGTTGAATCTGATCTTTGTCCTTTATAATAATGTTGTCTTAACATTGTAACTCTTGTTTGAGACAAGGTAGTTTGTGAAATTTTACAGAGCATGCCATATCTAAAATAATGAAATTGAATTTTATTAAAATTTAAATTTAATTCTGCTTGAGTGATATCTACAAACTCTGTAATAATATTAACATCATCTGAATATATAGCCTTCTCTTTAAGGATTATTGATGTCAAATCAGTCAATAATCCTGTAACAATTACAGTATGTAAAGTCCATAATGAATTACACCATCCTTCTATTCCACCTAGTTGTCCTCTGCTAATAGTGACTTTATCTATATATTCATCATAGTGAAAAACCTCTGAACAGCCAAATAAATTGCATAAATTACCCCATTTATGTTCACCAAATAATAATCCAATCCATTCTAATAGTCGTTTTGTATTATCCTCTTGCATACTTTGATTATGGCCTTCAATATCTAATTGCAAGGAATAGTTATTTTTATTACTTAACATTTGTGCCATATTGTGGATTTTTTTCTTTCTGTCTTTATCATCAATAGTCATCAGTTCACCATCAAAATATGATAAAACTTTTTTCATTCTCATAGTGTATCTTGATAAGGAATGTTTATTTTCTAATTCTCCATTTCCAAATAATCGTGCTTCAATTTTCTGTTCCCTTTCTTTCTCAATTAATCGAATTGGGTATTTTGGATAACTTGGTAAATCATTGGATGTAGTGATTATAATTTCTGGATTAGATCTTATTTCAAAATCATTCAGATTTAATGGAGCTAAATCATAATTTTCTTTTAATAAAACTTGATATAATTCTCTCTGTGAATCTCCTGGTGAATAGTGAATTTTCTTCAAAAGTGC